TCTTTAGTTGGTAAAGACTTGATACCAAGTTTCTTAGATGCAAACTGGACAAATGTATCTAGCATAGGACCAAACTTTTCATGATCCAGTTCACCAACGTTATCTAAATGTTCTTCTTTCAGTCTGCGTTTATCACGAATATCTGATATGGACTTAGGTTTACCAGAACTACCTACTATTCTTTTATTCATGAGATTGTGAACTTTTTTGCTATAGTTACCAAATAAGTCTTGTATTATCTTTGCTTGTGTGTCATAATCTGCTTCTGAGAACTGCTTTCTTACTTCCGTAGCCGATCTCATAGGCTTACCAAGAACATCAAAGCCAAATGTTGGCGTGACAATGACATAACCTATTGGCTTATCTGGATCACCAAAGGGCTTTAGATTTTTGCCATTTTTAGGGAAAGGTTGTAGATAACTTGGTGATCCAGACTTTGTTGATCTAAATGAGAATCTTGGATCTTCTTCCATGTCCTTCTGTGATACAGCAAATACAAGCACGGTGTTTTTGCCATCATATTTCCGAAGGACTTCTGATGCTATGTAGGGATTACGGACTTGCTGAATATCGCTTGATGGAACACCAGCCAGACTCATGATCTGAACTTTTTCAGAGAAGTTGAATGGAGATTTTGGTTGTTCTACTTTATCAGATGTGGCAATAACAGCATTACCAAACTTCTGTTTCAACCAATCATATACTTGTTTGTGCCCCTTATGCAGGGGTTGGAAACGCCCCGGATATACGGCTATTATCTTCTTGTCCATCGTCCCTCTACAGGATTGTTTTTATTATTTAGTATTTAGTGTTTTTTATCCATATCTTGTAGTATTGCCAGTTGCTGGATCAACTAGAAATGCTTGTGCTTCTATACCAAGACGTTTACATATATCCAACAGAAAGTCTAGGTTCTTGGCATGATCGTCCCATATCCTAACTCTAGTATAAGCACCAGACATGATATATTTGCGTAATATAACACCCTTTCGGATATGTGTTGCTACACCTCTTTTGAATCTATCTAGATTACCAGACCTTTCAATATAAGTATCATCGACTGGAAATCCATGATCTCTGAATGTCTGGAGAAACAGATGCTTATCATCTAGATCAGCCCTCGCTGTGATGATAATAGTTCTATCACCTTTTCTGGCTCTATCTATTGCTCTTTGTGCGCGTTCAATCATTTTTACAATGGGCTGTGCAGACTTTCTAAATTGTTCTGCTGATCTAAACTGACCGAAGTCGTATTCTTCACCCGGCTTTAGTTTATAGTGATTGAATCCAGCGGTATCTAGTTCTTTTACAGTTTTGCCATCTTTCTTCACCAATACAGATGCACTTGACTTGAATAAGGAGTCATCAACATCAAACACATTCAGTGTTTTTATTCGGTTACTTGATTGTTCTTCTAGGAATTCTGTGAAGTATTTTATTATTACTGTCATTTGCTCCATTCCTTCTGTGCGGTGAAGTTGGCATGAGCAAACTCTAATCTGTCAACGAGTTTGACAGCATTTCCCTTGAGGATATCCACAGCCACAAAACCTTCAGGAGCAGTAACACGCAGACCTTCGCTATCTGTTCTTAGATATGTTCCTATATTAGATTTGACCAGTTCTAGTTTACGAACAATCATCAGTTTAGCATCATTCAATAGATTTTGAAGGTCGAATATTTTCTTCAATTCGTTTCTATTTACTCTATACCAAGATAACACCATAGATTTTTCTTTCAATCTATTCATCTTGGTATCTTGCTTTTTAGCCTCTAATACACGCGCATTTAGTTTTTCTTCTATATGAAGTATGAGACCTTTTACATGTGCTGCTGTATTGCTGATCTTTTGCCCCTCTCGGACCTTTAGATTGTTCCATGCTTTGATTTGAGTGTTGTATGTTTCACTTGAAGCGATTTCGTTTATTGTTCTGGCAGATATCGTTCTGAATAGATTACCTACTTGAGACAATATATCAGTCAGATCGTCGGTTTCTTTTTGTGTAAATGTTGCTGTACCTGAAGCATCAACAAAGGAAGCATCTCTAAACCATACATTCTTTGATGAACGCAATCTAGATATATCAACATTGAATGACGCTCGCATATCTTCTAGTGATCGTCCAATGTATGTGGTATGCCAGACAACGCCCAATCTTGCTGTTGTTATCTGCTTTGCTAGATTACTATCAGCAGGAACAGCATATACAACAGTATTGGGTTGAAATGTAACATAACTATCACCATCTATGTTTTCATACTTCAAATCTGTATGTGTGAACATCATATCACCTTGTATAACACCTGTAATGCCTAGATCGGGTAAATACTTGAGTGCTAGTTTGAGTTTTTGATTTAGCCCCTCTCCAGGATGATTTCTGTCTATGTCAGCATTAGTGTAGTTGAGTTTAGCATTCTTGGCAAATACACCCTTGGTACCAACAAAGAACTTGTTGTTCTCCGGATTGATACCTGCGAAGATTGCTGGTGCGCCGTCCCATTTTGTTGTGATATTCACCCGTGGTGTTGTTGTGTGCCCAGCCATCATGTCACGCAATGCTCGCAAAAAGTTTATTGCTGCTCTGGTACCATTTACACCACCATTGAGAACTTCATCTTCGATGTGTTCCAGGTGGACATTTTTGCCTTCTTTAGATTCTGTGAGATATTGGGTGTAGGAGATCATTTTGTATCAAACCTAACTACTATTTCATTTAATCTGACTTCTTCTCCTTTTTCAATTTTTTTACCTCTACCTTTAAGAGCCAATCTTACTGATGTTCTTTTCGACATTTCTTCTATTAACTTTTTATCAATTTTTTTAATATAGGATTCAGAGAGGATGTGATCTGCTGATAAATCTGGATTTCCAGAAAATGTATATTTGCCCGTCATGGCTTCTTCTATGATTGCTAATTTTATATTTTTATATTTTTCGCCAACATCTGGAGTTTTTCTTGATCCTAAAATTTCTTGAAGAGACATGTTATATTCTTCTGATTGTTTTAATATTTTTTCAGCCTTGAATTTTGGAAGTGATCCTAACTGACCTAGATTATTTTCCATATCACTTAACATCGCCAATAGTTCTTTTGATTGTTTTTTTGATATACCCTCTTCTTTTGATAAATTTGTTATAACCCCTGTCAAAAATCCTACAGTATTTTTAATTCCTCCCGATGATAGTTGAACACTGCCTCCATATTTCAATGAACATTTTAATCTTATTCTGGCAGTTATTATCAAATCTGTCTTTGGTTCAACTCCGCCGCCAGACTTCTTTGCAACGCCTCTAATTTTACCATAAGATTTTTGAATAACTGATATTGCATTTTGTGCTGAAGATTGTACAGACTTGTCTGATGATGAATATATTTCCGCAGCTTTTTTAGCATCTGAATCTGACTTGTATTTTTGAATATTCATTTGTGCAATCAAATGATATATACACCATTCGAATTGTAATCCTTGATTCGCCATATTCCCTTACCTCATTCTTTCTGACCCGCTGTAGCCTTAAGCATCCAGCGGTGTTTTGAATGTGCTGTAAGTCTATCTTGAAGATAGTTTGATAATCCAAACTTCTTCTGTTCTTCTGCCATTGTATATGCTTCTTCTAAACAAGCAATCATTACATCATTAGCATCAATCAGATTTGTCACCATCTTGGAGGCTACTGGAATCCTATCATCTTCCTCAATAGTAGCAATCTCCAGCATTCTTGTCAATGTGCCAGGAGCAAATGCGTCCAACTGGCGGATATGTTCAGCCAATGCATCTACAGCACCATCAACTTCTTCGTAGATGCGACCAAATAAGTCATGTAGTTGTGGGAAATCAGACCCTATGACATTCCAGTGATATGATTGCGTCTTTAGCGTAAACGCAAAACTATTCGCTAGACATGTCTTTATCTTCTCTATCAGGTCTTCCATCGTTAGTCTCCTCGCTATCTTCATCACTATTTATACTATTCCATTTTCCGAGAGGGCAGGAGACATATGGTAATAATGTCTTGTAGTCCATAAAACAACCACACTCCTTGCATCTAAAAGAGTGTGGTTCTAATCTATCACAAGTTTTACATATTGCTAGTCGTTCGTCTGATATTTCATATCTTTTACGAAACACAGACCTCAGTATAGGACCGGTCATTGACTAGCACCCAATATGTGTTTCAGCCTATCAGCAGCATATGAGGCACTAAACGCATCCGGTTTCACTTTTGGTGGAAAGCCACACATACCACGAATATATCCTGTTGCTTGTTGAATAACACAAGATGAACCATGCA